CTGCAATGAAATTCTTTGTTGCTTCGTTCTGCATCTCTGGCATACCACGCATGCGGTCATAGTGCATCAATACATTCTCGGCAGGCATGTTGTGCTCAGGGTAGTGATGACGACCCAAAGCCTCAACCTCCTCCTTGGTGGCATGCTGCCCCTTATTGACTTGAATCAGGTCGGTGTTCTCGTAGTCACCAATGTGTGACCAGTCGCCAGACTTAACAAAGTGCTGCACGTGAGGAATGTACTTGGCGGCAGGCTTGCGGTTGCCTTTGCCTTTGATCTGAACGATGCTGGGTGGCAACGATGCTTCAGCCTCTCTGAATTGAGGTGAATGGCGAATGTTGTAGCCCCTGTAACCAGCTTCCTCTAGTGCGTCTTTAACCTCTTGAGGTTGCGATTGATGCCACATGCCATGATCAAGGTTTGCAGGCTGGGTCTCAATCGTCACGTGAGGCTCACCCTTTGCATCACGCAAGCTGAAGATGCGTGCCTCGCCTCGCTTAACCCTCTCGCAGTAGCCATGGCCGCCAACGCAGTGACCCATGGTGTCGCCCTCGTACTTGAGAGCGTCTTTCAATGTTTTTTCGTTGAGCATGTCAGCGGCCTTTTCTGCCGTTTGCGCTGACGAAACGATCTTGCCACTTGGGTCAACGATAGACTTCAAACCTTGTGGTGCGACATCTGCGTTTGGATGGTCTGTCACAGAGTGACCAGACGGTACGCCTTCAGGCTTTACTAGCTCAATCCACTTCATACCGGTCTCAGGGTACTCGTGCACCATCGGCATGTCGTTCGTGGTCTTGATGGCCGTATCTTGGCGACGCTTCTCCATCTCTTCGTCGTAGTCATGTGCACGCTTAACTGCTTGCGCCATACTGATCTTGTTCAATTGCTCAGGTCGGATGCGGCCATTGACCAAGTCTTCATGTAGCACGTCGCGGATGTGATCGATACCCAAGTCGCGTGGGTCAAAGTGCTCAGTCAGTGACCACAGCTTCGTCTCTGGGTCCAACTTCTTGATCCACTCGTCCTTCTCACTGTACATGCCGGGTGCCAAGTGCATCATGTCGTGGTGCTCACCAGCCTTCTCGGCTTCGATCATGGCGTCTGTCTTGTTCTCCCAGTGCTTGGCAACGTCAGACTCTCCCATCTGCTTGCCACCACTGATCTTGCGGCGCGTCTCACCCTTGCGTGCCCAGTAGCCGGGGTCTGCCGCCACCGGAAAGCCTCGCACATTCAATTCGGCCTGCATGCGCACTGGATCAGTCTCAGTGGCCATCTGCTTCTTGACGTAGTTGCCGAAGTTGCGCTCCAGCCATTGGTTGATGGCGTGACGCTTCTCAAGGCGTTGAATGTCTTGAGCCAACTGTTCGTCCATGTGCTCAGGGCCAGTTGTCTTCTTGATGTGCTCAAGCATCTCACCGGCAGTGTCCACGCCTTTGACAAGGGCAGGCTCACGGAACATGACCTGACGCAACGCATTTTGCAAACGCTTCTCATGGCCGGGTGCCCAGTTTCTTGGCTCACTGCCACCTTGCGCAAAGTGCTTTGGCTTCTTTCTCATCAACTCCAGTCGCATGGCGTCCACATCCATGGAGCCGCCCTTGGCTTTCTTGTTGGCCATCTGCTCTGCATTCCATACAGCCTGAGCACGGCGCTGGGCATCAGTGGCGGGTTGTTGCATCAATGCCTTGAGGCGTTGAATCTCGGCAAGTTGTTCTGGTGTCAGTGCCATGTGGACCTCAATGGGGAATTGACCCAATTATGCCTTCAACGATTTGCATCGTCTAGCATGGAATGGGCAGGGTGGCACTGGGTGCCGACCTAGGGTTAACCCTAACTCCGCATTGGGTGCGGTGTTACACGGCATATGGGTTGCCTCGCTGGTGCTGGTTGTACTCGCGCGCGTCTAAGATGTCGTCCTCATCGATCTCGTCCCGTGGTGCGCCATCAATGCTGATCCATCCAGCGTCACGCAGGTATCGCAGTCCCTGTGAGATGCAGTCGACGAACTCGTCATGCACTGTGCCCTCTGGGAACGAGCAAATCTGGCTGACCATACCTTCGGCCCAGTCTTTGACGTAACCCTTCCTGTTGCCGCTCTCAGGCACCCAGACGCGGCCAGCCTTGATGATGTTGGCCACGATGCTCAGGCGTTGGATCTTGTCAGCCCTGCCGGGGTTGTAGGCGTGGACCGGAAGGTGTGCACGCTGTAAGTCTTGGATAAGGGAGATGCCTGCGCTCTTGTCCTCCACCAGCAGCAGGTCCACCAGCTTGCGCTCCTTGCCTTCACCGTACACCGTCTCGAACTCGTCGATCACCTTGGGGCGTAAGTCAGGATACTGTAAGTGCTCTTGCCAGCAGTCCAACACCATGACGCACATGCCGCCATCCAATGGCTTGAACACGCCAAGCGTTATGCAGCCTGTCGGGTCGTTCTTGGTCTTGTCTGACGTGGCGCAGTCGTAGGACTGAAGGATGTACTCCAGCTTGGGGAATGGCTTGCCGTTTGGCCACAGGCGGAACCACTCACGCTTGACGATACCACCCTCTTCGGGGTCGATGATCTCAGCGTGGATCTCTTGGCGGCCAAGGTTCGTGCCCTCGTACTGAAGGATCTGCTTCTGGAACGATGGGGCCAAGTTCTTGATGTTGCTGTACGTACTGGCGCGGGTGATCACCACGTCGTCGCCTTCGCGCTCGATCAGCTCCATCACCACCTCTTTGGGCTTGGGTGTGGTCGAGCAAATCAGCTTGGTGCGGCTGCCGAGACGAATGCCGAACTGAATCATGTCCCATGAGTCGCGCAGGTATTCCCACGCAGCCAGCTCATCCAGCCACCCGCCATGGAACTGTGGTCCACGGAAACGCTCTGGTTCGGACGCTGGGATGCCTTTGATCAGGCTGCCATTGATCAGCGTGATCTCGTGCAAGCTAGAGTTGTACTTGGCCACCAAGCCCGGTGGGATCACCTTGATCAGACCTGAGTCACCCTCAAAGCACGTGCCCTTCAAGTCACCACTGGTTGGTGCCGACACCAGCCAGCGTGTGTTTGGCTGCTCCCATGCCCACATGGCCAGCGTCTCAGCGGCTGCACGTGTCTTGCCAGCTCCACGGCCAGCCAGCATGAGCCAGATGCTCCACCACTCGCCGGAAGGCTCAATCTGGTGCTTGTGGGCGTCCTTACCGAGCCACTGAAGCTGCCAGTTGATGACTGTCTGCTGTATAGGGTGAAGCTCTTCGAACTCTTTTTTGATGCTGGGGTCGGCCAGCACCTCGTCGATAACGCTCATGCCTCGATTTGCGTCAGTGTGGGCTGTGTGGCCATGCCGGCACGCATCACTTGGATCTTCTCCAGCTCTTTGAGCATGATCTGCGTGTTCTCGCGTGCTTTGTGAAGGAAGCCGCCTTGCATTGACGACAGCTCCATAAACTTACGGGCTTGGTCGATGGCCACTTGCAACTCTTGGTCGGTCATGTCATTCCCCTGCCTGTCGCTGCATCTTCACAGCCTTGAGCAACTCACCGAACACGTTCACGTTGTGCTCGATCACCAATGGCTTGTCGTCATTACCCACGTGCTCAGTGCGTGCCAGTTTGGGGATGTGGTACTCCACCACGCTTTGGAACATCTCGAATGCCTTGGCTGGGTTTGGTGGGACAACGTACTCCACGCTCACCGCACCAGTCTCGGGATCTTCCTTCTCAACCTTCACGCCATCGCTGACACGGTCGAGCCACTCAGTGAGCCTGTGAGCGTTTCCTTCGACAAACAAGGCCATAGCCTCACGCGCCTCTCTTGTGGCCTTGTTGGGCGTTCCAGCTACCCTGCCGCCTGTCTTCTTACCTTCAGCCATGATGTGCACCTCTAAACTTTTCTACTTTAGATGATAAGTTAGTTGACACTAACATGGTTTTGCTTGCTTCTATCGCTACGGTCATATTTCAGTCCTTTCGCACATATCTCAGTGCATTGTGGACTGTAGTTTAACTGTTTGTTTCGAGTCTTGGGAATACCGTGTCCAAGTGCTCTTGCATCTCTTGCAGCTCTTTGATGGTTCCAATGCATGCGTAGGCATACTGTCCATCCTTTTGTTGCCATGTCTTGCGGAATCTGATCGTGTACTTGTTCTCGATGTTGATGTCGTAGAACGGCGGGTTGTTTTTGTCGATCATTGCACCGTTTCCCTTGATGCGTTGTTGTCCAGCCATATCAGGTGGTCTGCTGTGTCGCGGAACTCTTCGCGGTCCACGCATGCGAAGTCAAGCGTACCCCTGTGGAAGCTGATCCTGATGAAGCCACAGCCGTATAGCAATGCGTTTGTCGTTGCATCGCTTATGACGGCCTTCATGGCTTCTTCTGCCATCTTGTCGTGCTCTGTCACTTAACTTGCTCCTCTTCCCATTCAGGCAAGATTTTGGGCACGTTGATTTCTTTGCGCAGCTTTTTGCTTGTGGCCTTGTACACCATCAACTTGTTGCTGATTTCGTGGCAGTAGCTTGTGATTGCGTCCTTTGGTGTTTTGCCGCTTCCAGCAGTTGCATGCAAAACAACTCCATCAAGCTCTTCCAGATACGCAAAGTAGCAAAAGAACTTGTTCGTCCATTCGTGTTTCATTTCGGAGCTGCTGCGCTCATGAACTTGCATCACAAGACCATGCTGCTTGGCGAATGCGTCAAGTGACATGCGTTCAACCATGTGATATTTCACTTTCATTTGTCCAGCTCCTGTATTGCCCTCTTCAGGTAGATGGCTTGGTCTAGTGCCTCTTCGTATGCGTGTTGCAGCCATTGCTTCAGCTCCAAGGGGTTTGCGCACACCGTGGTGCCGTACTTGGCTGTGCCCATCTTCTGACGGGCGGCGATGTCGTCACACACCAAGCCCTCAGTGCCTGTGGCCGGCAGCTTGTAGTCCTTGGGGAATGCTTGGCGGTACGGTATCTTGTCGTGGGGCATTGTCTTTGGATCGTCGTGCTCTATCCACTTGCCGCGCTGCATCTCTTGGAAGTCGTTCATGCTCATGTTTGGTGGGATCTTGGCCATGTCTTACTCCACGCTCATGCCCATGACGCGCTGTTCCATGATCTTGTTGGCGCGGCGTAGCTTGATGTTGTCTTCCTTGAGGCGCTCAATCTCCGTGCGCATGCTCATCATGCGGCTTGATGCCTGGTCAATCCAGTCCTTAAC